GAAAGATAAATTTAACTCCTAACAAAAAAGAGTTTGAAGAAGTGTATTGTGAGTTTTCTATTACCAGTGCATTACAAGCAGTAATAGAATTAGACTTACAAGGAATACTTGTTACTCTAGGTGCAGATGGTATGCATTGGGTCGGGAAAGACGGTCAATCTATTTGGTTAGAATCTGAAGCAAAAGAAGTATTTGACGTTACTGGGGCAGGAGACACTGTTATAGCAACGTTTGCGTCATTCTTACACGAAGGTGTCGAAAGTGCTATGAGAAAGGCAAACAGAGCAGCCGGAGTTGTCGTCGGTAAGGTCGGAACGGCAGTTCCTATATATGATGATGTTGTAGAAAAGGTTGTGTTTACCAATGGTTGTTTCGATATCATTCATAGTGGTCATATTGCATTACTAAAAGAAGCATCTAAGTTAGGCAACCGATTAATCGTTGGATTGAATTCAGATAAATCGGTTGAACGTATTAAACGTAAACCTATTAACAACGAACAAGAAAGAAAGATAGTATTGGAAAGTATTGAGGGAGTAGACGAAGTTATTATATTCGACGACGATACTCCTATGGGTTTAATTAAAGAGTTAAAACCAAACGTGATAGTGAAAGGTGGCGACTACACAGTAGAAACTGTTGTTGGTCATGATATAGTTGATGAAGTAGTAATTTTTCCAACGTTAGAAGGAAAGAGTACAACAAATATTATTAAAAGGATTAAAGAAAAATGATTATTGTAACAGGTGGTGCGGGTTTTATTGGTAGTAGAATTATTAAAGAATTGAATCAAAAAGGTCATACTAATATTGTTATGGTTGACGATATGACAGACGCAATTAAAATTAATAATATTCGAGATTTACAAATTGAAGACTACATTGACAAAGAAAACTTCATTGAGGTATTTCAAGTATTGGCAGAAAATAAGATGGTAGAAGAAATATACCATCTGGGTGCGGAAAGTTCAACAACGTGTTCTGATGGTAAATATCTTATGAGTAATAATTATCAATTTACTTGTAATATAATGAACATTTGTTCCAGTAATGATATACCTTTAGTTTATGCTTCTTCTGCTTCTGTATATGGAGATAGTACAGAATTTGACGATAAGTCTGACGACTACATGCCTAACAATATGTATGGATTTTCAAAACTTCAGGCAGATAAGTATGCTCGTGATTTAATTAAAAACAATAAATCTAAAATGATTGGGTGTAGGTATTTTAATGTATATTCTGATGGTGAGTTTGAAACGCATAAAGATGGTATGAAATCACCTACTGCTTGGATGAAGGAACAGTATGAAAAATACGGACAGGTTGAATTGTTTGAGGGTTCTGATGAATTCAAACGTGATTTTATTCATATAGACGATGTTGTGAAAATGACAATATCTTTAATGAAGTCATGTAAATTGCACATATCGAGGTCTGGTGTATATAATGTAGGAACGGGAACTGCTCGTTCTTTTGTTGATATGATTGAAGAAGTGGCAGGCGACGTTAATATAGAGTACATAAAAATGCCCGAAACATTGTCCGAGCATTATCAATCGTTTACAGAAGCAGATATGTCTAATTTTCCAGCAGATTCATTTTCACCCCACTTTGACTAGGTTCTTCTGATTTATTATTAAAATCATACCCTTTGTCTTCTTTTTCAGAAGAACATTGGGTTTGTTGTTGACTATCTCCTGGGTAAATTCTATAATTATCTTCTTCTGAGTCTGGACTAGAGCATTCCATAATAGAAGTCATATCTTGTAATGCTGTTACTTTATGAGGCGTCATTGGTTTTAACCGTATAACACCCCTTTCTTCTATAATAACTTCTTCTGTCGTTGCTGTCGCCAAGTCGATCATTTCAACTTTAATGCTACCAGACAATACAGTCCAAGTTTCATCCTTTTCTTTATGAAAGTGCATAGACGATGTCGAACCTTCTTTATCAAACTGTAAAACTTTCATACAATACTTGTCGTTAGATTCAAGAATAATCTCTCTGCCCCAACCCTTTTCAATCATTTCCATAATATATCTCCTTTAAGGTACTACAACCTGATTTATTCTAAATAATGGGTTTCCGTCGAAACCCATTCCTTTCTCTATATGGCCCGTATGAAAAATATAATTTGGATACATCACCAACCTATTAAATTTCATAGGAACTGTTTTTATATATTCCCACTGACCTGTAGACTCTGTTACATAATTATCTACCATTTTAATTCTATCTCTAAATTCTGAATCTGGCTGCTGGGTTCCCTCGAACTTAAAAAAGGCCGTGCCTCCTGCACATTCGTCATCTGTATTCATAGTTATAATAGAGGCAACGCCAGCCCTTCCTACAACAAACTTCCCTTCACGTTGAGCGTTTAAAAAATCTTCAACCATACCATCAACGTGAGGAACTTTAGTTCCGTTTGGAATATTTAGTAAGTCTTGCTCTCTAATTATATTACCTGCAAACGATTGACATTCAAAAGATTCTTTAAATGCTTCGTAACTGTGGTTTTGATATCCTTCCATAAACTTTGTTATTATATCATAAAACACATTAGTTAAAGGTCTCATATCTATGTTACATGCCACCTTTCTTCCTAAAGCAGAATGACAAACGTTTGGTCTAAGTGTACTTGGTATGTCTAGCAATAACTGCCTAACTTTTTCTGGATGTTTATAAAAATTATCTATGATGATTGCTTTATATAATCCAATATCTTCTATTTTAATGTCTAATTTTTCATTGACTTCGAATATTTTAGACTCATCTATTGTTTGTATATTCATTTGTTGTACCAATTAATATTAATAACCCATCTATGTTTTGTGTTTGTCGCCAAAATTCCACTATGTAGTAAATACCCAGGGAATACTATTAATCTGTTTGCGACACATTCAGTATATATTCCATTTTCAAAAATAGTTCCTCCGTCGGAATCGTTTAAGAACAAAATTGCTGTCCACCACGGTCCAATATTATCGAGTAAAAAATCTGTATGAAACCCAGTAACATAATTTTTACTGGAATTGTATGTTTGGTTGATTTTAATCCTTAACGTTTCATCAAAATTAAACTTTTCTTGAACTTTTTTTATTAATTTCCCAACATACTTTTCTTCAAAATCAATCTCATTAATTTTTTTAAAACTAAGGTCGTCATCTACACTAATTAATTGTGTATTATTTAATTCTGGAACAGATTCCATATTTAAGTTATCTGCTAGTACATTATGAACATCAGCATAATATTCCCCAGTAATAGTCGATATAGTTTGCCACCTGTGTTCTATATTGGTTATCTCATCAAACACCCCATTAAACATTTCTTGAGGGAGAAAGTTGTCGATAACTGTTATATTATTATAACCCTCATCATCGTATTTTTCTACTAAGACACTCTTATCTTTTATTGATATCTGTTTCATGGAAATAAAAGTTGATTAATTCTATAAGTAGAGTTTCCGTCAAAATTCATATTTTCTGTTATATGGGGATGATGTAATACCCAATTAGGATACATTATAAACCTATTCCATTTCATTTCAACCGTTTCTAAAAGTTTCCAATCCCCAATAGAACCTGTCACCCAACCATTATATGGTTCTTTGTCTGTTCTTTTTAGCTTTTGTGGTCTATCGTTTTGACTAACAGTTTGTTTTCCTTCGAATGAATAAAACGAGGTTCCTCCGGCACATTCTTCTTGTGTGTTTAGATACACAATTCCGGCAAGACCTCCTTTATTTTTATCCATAGTATTCTTCTTATCATCTACAAACCCCTTATCTCCATCAACATGTGGCACTCCCCACGAATGAGTTCTTCCTTTAATTTGTTGCTCATATGTCAATATATTACTGTTAAAATTACACCATTGGAATGTATTATATACAGATTCGAACGTCCAATTACGAGCATGTTCATAATTTGTAGTAGCAACCCAGTGCCAAAATTTAGATAAGTTTGATAGATCCAAAGACACCTGTGTTCTGTAACCTTGTGTTCCTCCAGTGACAGATTGTATTTCCGTTGGGGGTATTGTTAATATTAGGTCTCTAACTAGGTCTGGTCGTTTGTAAAAATTATCCACAATTACCACCGTTGCCTCACCTATCTGAGTAGTGGATAATTTAAACTCATTATTAATTTCAAAGATTTTAGAATAATCTAAGAAATTAGGTTTCTTCATTCTTAACCTCGATAATAACACCATTATGAGGAATATACAAATATTCAATTTTACTTTCTTTTAATGTTCTAATAGCATCGTCAATAGACTCTACTAACGGCTCACCACCTAAGTTAAATGATGTGTTGAATAGAATTGGCACACCTGTTTGATTGTAAAACTCTTTAATCATTTCATAATAAATTGGGTTCTGATGCTCTTTAACTGTTTGAATTCTACAAGTGCCATCTATATGAATGATTGCAGGAATCTTTTCTTCAACTCCTGGTTGACAATTCATAGCATACATCATATGCATAGACTCTTCCATACCTCTCATATCAAACCATTCGTGTGCGTGTTCTTGTAAAATAGAACCAGCAAATGGTCTAAAGTATTCACGATGTTTAACACTATTTACGTAGTCTTTACCGTCTTGTGTTCTTGGATCAAATAAGATAGAACGATTGCCTAATGCTCTTGGTCCATTCTCACAACGGTCTTGAAACAACGTAACGATATTACCATTCATGATTAAATCAACAGCATCTTTAGGAGTTTGATTATCATAAACTGCTGTTGCACCATACTTCTTTGCAATTTCAATAACTTTATCTGTAGTTTCTTCAACCACAGGTCCAAGATATAAAGACTCAGCGTAACCTTTATTATCCATATCTTTATTAATAGAATGGTGTACCAATAAAGCTGCACCCATTGCTGTTCCTGCGTCGTTAGAAATAGGCTCGACATATATGTTAATATCTTCGTCTTTTAATTGCTCTAAGTACCAATAATTAGCAACACAATTAAGACCATATCCACCAGATATAACTACGTTCTTCTCTCCTGTGTCTTTAACTGCTTTGCGGATTAAATCCAATACCATCTGCTGAGATTCTGTCTGAACAGCATAAGCCAGATCTCTACGGTTTTGTAGTAGAGTAACGTCGCCTTCGATATCTTCTTGTGTTGTGTGTAGTGATGGGTATCTTTGACTATTGACTTGAGCTCCATTGGGATATGTAGGAATAATAACGTTTCTATCTGTTGTTATCCAATCGCCCATGTTTCCGTCTGTGTAAATTTTCGGAATAGAATCGTTTGGTTTGCCGTATGGGAATAGACCCATCGTCTTCCCGGCTTCGATAGGAGACCAACCACAATATTGAGTAACTGCTTCATATGCTTTAACAATACCAGCACTGTCATCAAGAATTAACTCATGCGTTCCTTCTTCTCCTTCACGTTCTGAAGAAATTGTCATTCTTTCTCCGACCCATGGACCTCGTCCTGCCTGATGTTTGTAAATTGTTTTAAATTTATCAGGGTAGTTGCACGTGAAAATAGACTCTAATTCCCAAGTCATACTTTCTTCGCCGTTAATGCCCATAGGAATAAATGTTCCAGCACCATCAACAATCACAGCCACTGCAGAATCAAACCCAGAACGGTAAAAAGCACAAGCTGCATGTGATTTATGGTGCCACTTATGTAAATCTAATACTTGGTCTTTAGAATCAATTAATCTCATTTTTCTAGCAAGACCCGTATATACATCATCACCACTAAAGTCGACTTTGCTTTCGTCCGGCTGAGTGTGAGAAACTACAAGGTAATCTAATTTATCTGTATAATCTAATATCTTAATCATAGAAGCATATGGACCACCATCATACTTTTGTCTAGATAACCTCTCTTCTTCGATAGCAAATACTATCTCACCATCTTTTAATAAACATACACCACCATTATGTCCTCGAGCAATACCCGCAATCCACTGACTCATATTCTAATCCTTTCCATTATATAATCTAATTAAACTATTCAATTCCGGCAAGAAACAATATTCTATATCGGAATTATTTAAAACTTCTAACGCATCTTCGATTGTTTCTACTAAGGGTTCTCCTGCTAAATTAAATGATGTGTTGAATAACATTGGAACACCTGTTATATTATAAAACTCATTAATAAGTTTATAATAATTAATATTTTCTTCTTTGTTTACCGTTTGTATTCTACAAGTATCGTCTACATGTAAAACTGACGGTATTAAATCTTTTTTATCTTTATTAACATTTACCGCATACATCATAGAAGGCGAATCTTCCATACCTTTCAAATCAAACCAATCGTGCACATAATCCTTCATCACAGAAGCTGCAAACGGTCTAAAGTATTCTCTACCCTTTACCTTATTTACTATGTCCTTTCCGTTAATAATAGTCGGGTTGAATAAAATACTT